TAGGCGCAGCGTCCAGATATTGCGTCCAGCATATGCTCTGCAATCTCTTTCCAATTGACTGGTTGAATAAATGACATAGCATAATCCACTACCCTGGAATCTGAGACCATGTCCATCTGAGTGCTCAGACAATCCTCGACATGTTCCTGCAGGGCTTTAGCGACATCATACACCGTCTCGCCCCAATCTGTACAGTCCATTCCATCGAACCATTCCAGGTTGACCCTCCAGGTCTCGTAATTGGTCCAGCCATTGTATGTCTCATCGTTCATATTTTCACCCCATGTATGCCAATAAAATACAATGCGACAATCGCACCATAGAATACTATCACGTCTATAAAATCCATGTCAATCTCCTCTTAGTTGTCCTAGACCCTATCCCTAGGGTTTCGCCCATAAGGGCTCTTCAGTAGGACTATCAGAACAGCTCAGCTTGCACCCTGCGGTCCACGTTTCCCCCTATGCTCATCCAGACATGGTCAGCAGAGACCAGCTTAACGCTCAGGTTTAGGACCCTCACTCGCTTGTATGGTGCTGCTGCTGGCTGGATTGTTGCCCATAGTGGATTAGTGCCGATGATCTTACCATTGATAGCTTGACCATACTTGTATACAGTCAGGAAACGCCCTCCCCGATTTTTGAACACTTGGTTAAAGTGTAGAGATACTTTGAATAGTGAGACCATGTCTTGCTCCTGGTAGTTGCTGGGTCTGCGATATGCTTTCCCTATGTGTTAATGATACCCTGCTCGCCCTGGTCATCGTTCAGATTCTTTGATGACTCCCTTCAAATATTTTGTATAGACCCCCTGCCTTGTTGCTATTGAGAACTATTCTCATCACCCGCCTAGTACTGTAGTATCCACCTTACAAGACTTTCCCCCTCCTGTCAAGCACTATTTAGCACTGCCTAGATGCTAATCATTCTCAAGTGCTAATGCAAATGCTAACGATTCTCAATGACGGGGGGAGGGGTTACACAGTCTCTGGTGAGTGTGAAGGTCCTTAACAGATACAAAAAAGGGAGAAAATGAGGTTAATAGTATATAAAATTATATAGTGTAAGTCTTTGAAGCATCTAGGTAATATTTGCCGGTATAGAACTAAGGAAAAGACAGCGCAGGATGACGTGCATCCGTAGGACCTATGAAGAAATAACTTGACAAATCAATAAAAGTATGCTATAATATATGCATTGTTAAACCTACTATGCAGAACTAAGAACACTAGGTATAAATTTTATTATAATTTTAGTATAACCTGCTTCTTAAAACTGCATAGTTATCTTAAGTGAACTATTAAGTAAGGAGAAACACTAAAGTGTCCCTTAAAGAAGAGAAAGTGTTGTCTGATTTGTCCCCTGTAAAAAGAAAGCGTGGTAGACCAAAGAAAACAGACATTGAGGCGAAGAAGGCTAGAGCTGTTCGTGGAAGACCTCCAGGTGAAACTGCAAGAATCAAAGAGTTCCATGCTCGTCTATTAGCAACAAGTGGTGAGAAAGTGATCAATACGATCATTAGGAAAGCACTTGATGATGACGATAAGGACCAAGTGGCTTGTCTAAGAATGTGTGTTGATCGTGTCTTGCCTATGTCTTATTTTGAAAAAGAAAAGCAAGCAGGTCGTGGTGGTATCAATATTACGATCAGTGGTATCAATGGTACTACTGAAATAAGTGGTAACAATGACGTTGATGCTGAAGACGTAGATTACTTTGAGGAAGATAGCAATGGATCTTAATATCAAGCTACTTCCTTGGCAGACAGAAGTATGGAATGATACCAGTAGGTTTAAGGTCATTGCTGCAGGGCGTAGGACAGGCAAGTCAAGGATGGCAGCGTGGGCTCTGATTGTAGAGGCTCTGCAGGCTGACAAAGGTCATGTCTGGTATATAGCCCCTACTCAGCAGCAGGCTAGAGACATTATGTGGTCTCAGTTGCTAGAGCTTGCTCATCCTGTGATTGCTGGTAGTCATGTCAACAATATGCAGATTAAGCTTGTTAATGGTTCTACGATTAGTCTTAAGGGTGCTGACCGTCCAGAGACCATGCGTGGTGTAGCGTTAAAGTTTATTGTCTTGGATGAGTATGCTGACATTAAACCACAGGTATTCGAGCAGATCCTGAGGCCTGCCTTAGCAGACTTGAAGGGTAAAGCAATATTTATTGGTACACCTAAGGGCAGGAATCATTTCTATGACTTGTACAAGCTGGGGCAGACAGGTAAAGAGAAAGACTGGAAGGCTTGGCACTTCACCTCCCTTGACAACCCGCTTCTTGACCCTGAGGAGATTGAGGTGTCTAAAGCGTCAATGTCCAGCTTTGCTTTCAGGCAAGAGTTTCTAGCTAGTTTTGAGGCTCCCCAGTCAGAGATCTTTAAGGAAGACTGGATTGTAGTAAAGGATAAGGACTTTGAGCCTTCCGCTGGTGAATATTACATGGCTGTTGACTTAGCTGGTTTTGAGGCTGTAGCAGCTAATGCTGGTAATAAGAAGAAACATTTAGACAATACAGCCATTGCTATTGTAAAGACTCATGATAACAAGTGGTGGGTGGATAAGATTGATTATGGTAGGTGGGATATCAAGGAGATCTGTGAAAGGATATTACGCCATGCCAAGAACTATGACATAAAGATTATTGGTATTGAGAGAGGCTCACTTAAGAGAGCTGTCATGCCTTATTTGAGTGAGATGATGCTCAAAAAGGGCATATACCCCAGGATTGAGGAAGTAAACCAAGGTAACAAGAGCAAGGTAGATAAGGTAGTTGGTGCTCTGCAAGGACGGTTTGAGCATAAGACCATTACCCTTAGGGAGGACGAATGGAACAAAGACTTTATCGATGAGTTACTCAACTTTCCTACTACTGGCGTACACGATGACATGGTGGATTCTCTGTCACTCATCGCCCATATTGCGGTAAACAGCTTTGAGTTAGAGATTGAAGAAGACGATTTTGAACCGATGGATATTATCAGCGGCTACTAAGGAGATATGATGGCCTACGAAGAAGAAAACATGCAGTCTGTAGAAGAATACGAAGTCACCAAATCCGATAAGGAGATTGTTGAGTTTGTTACTACGCACTGTGATCGGTGGCGTGACTGGCGTGATACCAACTTTATGGTTGAGTGGGACGAGTTTGAGCGTCTATACTACGGTATCTGGGCTGACCAGGATAAGACCCGTGAGACAGAGCGTTCAAGGATTGTCTCTCCTGCTATTCGTCAAGCTGTAGATAACAAGGTTGCTGAAACCCTTGATGGTATGTCTGGTAACGGTAAGTTCTTTGAGATTGATGACGATGTTATTGATCAAGAGAAAGCTGATATCGATATGATGAGACGGTTACTGCGTGAAGACATGCAGAAGGACCGTGTCTCTAAAGAGATCTCCAAGGTAGTTAAGGTAGCTGAGATGCTTGGTACTGGTATCGCCGAGGTATTAGTCAAAACCGAGATATCACGTGCTCCTGCAACACAATCAGTACCAGGACAACAGATGGCTGCTGTAGGTGTGGTTGAGTCAGAGCGTGTAGCTGTTCCTATTAAGTCTGTACACCCACGTAACTTCCTGATTGACCCCAATGCTGAAGATATTATGGATTCCATGGGGGTTGCAGTGGAAGAGTATGTCTCCCTGTATCAGGTAGTCAAGGGTATTGAGGATGGAATCTATCGTAAATGTAAGATTGAACCCATGTACGATGAGACAGCCCTTGAACCAGACCAAAATACCAGCACTTACCAGGATGACAAGGTTAAGATCCTTCGTTATTATGGCCTTGTCCCGCGTGAATACATCGAACAGCTAGAGAATGAAGGTACTGAAGTAGTCGATTTGTTTCCTGAAGACAGTGCTATGGACCAGGTTTCTGACCTAGTAGAGGCTATTGTTGTCATTGCTAATGACGAGCACCTTCTTAAGGCTGAGAAAACACCCTACATGATGCAGGATCGTCCTATTGTTTCCTACCGTCCAGAGGTGGTTCCAGGCCGTTTCTGGGGCGTTGGTACGATTGAGAAGGGTTACAACATGCAGAAGGCCATTGATGCCCAGCTACGGGCTCATTTGGACTCTCTAGCCCTTACCACAGCACCTATGATGGGTATTGATGCTACCAGACTACCACGTGGTATGAAGTTTGAGGTACGTCCAGGCAAGAATATCCTTACAAATGGTAATCCATCAGAGATTCTTCAGCCATTTAAGTTTGGTAACACTGATCCAGCTAACTATGAGACTGCCAAAGGCTTTGAGTCTATGCTCCTGCAGGCTACTGGGACGCTAGATTCTGCTCAGTTGACCCTTGCAGCAGCAGGCGCACAGGGCGGTGGTGGTGTTGGACTGTCTGTAGCCATGTCTTCTATTGTTAAGAAGAACAAGATGGCTCTATTGAACTTCCAGGCTGAGTTTATTGTCCCCTTGGTTGAGGCTGTGGCTTATCGTCACATGCAATTTGATCCTGATCGCTACCCAATGCAGGACTTTAAGTTCATCCCTGTAGCTTCTATTGGCATGGTGGCACGTGAATACGAACAACAACAGCTTATTGGGCTTATGCAAACCCTTGGTCCTGATAGTCCTATCGTTCCGATGGTGCTCAAAGGCATTATCCAGTCATCCAGCCTGTCTAACCGCGAAGAGTTGGTTGGTCAGTTGGCTCAGCTATCCCAGCCTAACCCACAACAACAGCAGATGCAACAGGCCCAGCAAGAGGCTCAGATGCGCCTTGTTAACGCTCAAAGCGTTGAGTTGGAGGCTAGGGCCCAGGAAAGCGCAGCAGACGCTCAGGAGGCCCAAGCAAGGGCTCAGAAGCTCATGGTTGAGGCACAGCTATACCCCAAAGAGGTGGAAGCTAAGATTATCCAAGGATTGTCTGCTAATCTCAATGGTGATGGCAAGCAACAAGAGTTTGAGCGTAGAGCTAAGGTTGCTGAGCTTATCTTAAAAGAGCGTGAGATTAAGACTAAAGAAGACATCGTTACAAAACAAATGAGTCAATAATAGTAAAAAGTACTTGACAAACACTATATATTGTGGTATACTATATGTAATCTAAAAACTATATAAGGATCTCCTAATGGATAAAGATCTACAGAAGTACTACGAAGATAGATTTGACATGATGTCCACCAACGGATGGAAAGAGTTGATGGAAGATGCAGATAAAATGTCAATAACATATAATAACTTGTTTGAAGTCTCTGCTATTGAAGATCTATACTTTAGGAAGGGACAGATAGACATCTTGTTGTGGTTGATGAGTCTTAAAGACACTTCCGAACAAGCTTGGTTGGAGTTACAAGAAGATGCCTAAAAGAATGTTTGAATTTGTGTGCGCCAAAGGGCATAACACTGAAAAGTTTGTTGATACTGAGGTCACTGTAGTTGAGTGTCCTCATTGTCGCAATGATGCTTCACGTATTATCTCGTCACCCCGAATCGCTCTCGAGGGCATCACTGGTGCGTTCCCCGATGCAGCAGCTAAGTGGGCCAGATTACATACTGAAGCAGCAAAGAGACGCTCACAAGACTCCTAGAGTCCGAGTGTTATTTTTTAATTCCTATAATCACGTGTGTGACAGGAGGATAATGTGGCTAATTTTACAGAAGAATCGGAAGACCAGGTTGATGTTGAAGTAGAGGACTTGTTTAAAGAACAGGCCGAGGAACCTCAAATTGAGGACAATCTAGAACCTGAAGGAGAACAAGAATCACCAGCAGTAGAAGAGGAGCCTGAGCTCCCGAGCAAGTATCGTGGTAAGTCTGTAACAGACATTATCAAGATGCACCAAGAGGCTGAAAAGCTAATTGGTAGACAAGCTCAAGAAGTTGTTGAGGTCCGTAAACTAGCAGATGACTTGATCAAACGGCAACTCGAAAGCGGTGTAAAAACCCAAGAAGAAGCCACAAAAGAAGACGAGATTGACTTCTTAGAAGATCCAGATAGATATGTTCAGAAGGCAGTAGAGAAGCATCCTGCAATTGCTGAAGCTAAGGCGCAAGCCCTACAACTAAAGCACCTGCAATTTGCTGAGAAGCTGCAGAAGAATTATCCTAACTTTGAGCAGACAGTACAAGACCCTGATTTTGCTGAATGGATAAAAGCTTCACCAGTTCGTTTACAGTTGTATGCTGATGCTGACACTAACCTTAACTTTGATTCCGCTGCAGAGCTTCTTGGCAACTGGGGTTATGTTAAAGGTACTAAAGCACAGAAACAACAACAATCATCTGATGAAGTTGTTAAACAGGAGCGCAAACAGTCGTTGAAAACTGCTGCTGTAAGTACTGGATCAGTAGGTGTTGAGTCCAAAAAGACTTACCGCCGAGAAGATATCCGAAACCTGATGCTTCGTGACCCAGATCGCTATCAGGCTATGCAACCAGAGTTAATGGCTGCGTATGCTGAAGGGCGAGTAATTTAACTTACAAAGGAATTTAAAATGGCACTCGGTACTAATCATGTAACAAAGACCACAGCGGATAAGTTTATCCCTGAGATTTGGTCTGACGAAATCATTGCAGCTTACAAGAAGAACTTGGTTGCTGCTCCTCTGTTCTCGAAGATGTCTTTCAAGGGCAAAAAGGGCGACACGCTGCATATCCCTAAACCCACTCGTGGTTCTGCTTCTCTGAAGGCAGCTTCTACGCAAGTTACTCTCATTGCTGCTACTGAGACCGAAGTTCAGGTTCTCGTTAACAAGCATTACGAGTACTCACGTTTGATCGAAGACATTGTCGAAGTTCAGGCTCTGTCCTCACTGCGTAAGTTCTACACCGATGACGCTGGCTACGCTCTG